GTTTTGAATTATTGATGTTGTTGCCGCATTTATTACAAGTTTCTTGGGACTGATTTCTCGAATATGCTTAGATGCTAAAATTAAAAAATTAGCGTATTCTAATGGGTCTAAAAAATTATATATTTTGTTTTCTGGAAAGTGACGACTATTTGGCTCGTTGCCGATCTGAAACCCGATTACATGTGAAAAATCCGAATATCTGTCGACCACTAATTTAATATAGTCCAAATACTTTTGCCTTGCTCCTTCGGAAGATGGTGCAAAACGATTCCATGTAGGACAGCCAGTAAGCACTATTAAGATCTGACAATGGTCTTTTGTTTTATTAACAATATCATCATAAAATCCCCAAAAAATTTCATCTGTAGGCTTTTCTTGTACATCATCATTCCAGTCGAACATAACTCTCAGATCATGACAATCTAATTGGTTTATGTCTCTAACTTGTTCTTCGATAGTACCCAAGGTCGGTTGATTAAAAAAACAATTCAATCCAAATGGTTTGGGAATTGGACGAAAGGAAATGCCGAAAAGAATTACTGATATGAATTGAAAGATATTTTTTATAATTTCAATCATGTAACATCCTCCACATCAATTACCTTATCCTTGGATTCTTCTTCGGCCTTCATGATCAGAGTCTGGCGTTTTATCAATTTATCCAAATCAGCGGTTGTTCCTGCAAATACCGTATTATTGGTGACGTTGATTGTATTACCAACAACGGCAGCCTGTGCTTCTGATTGTTGGTTGGTCTCCATAGAATTGATTTTTTCACCAATCAAAATGAGATCTTTATTTAATAGCGATACGGATTTCATCATATTTGCCAGCACATTATATGCAAACACACTATCACTTTCTTTGGCAACTTGTCCAAGTTCCTGTATTGCTTTTAGGCCAGCATCAATAGCATATTTCAATTTATGCCTAGCATCCAAATAATCTTCTTTTGTTGCTTCCTGAGTCGTAATTGCTGATGATTTAATATCTGTGGTTGGATACTCTAAATCTTCCTCTTCACTAAGTTCGGATAGTTCAAAAAGATCTTCCTCTGACATTTTGTATTTTATCTCGTCATCCATTATGTATCCACATCAGTATCCGTAATTGGATCGTATCGCTTACCATCTGTAAAAAATTCCAAGGTTTCTGTATATCCATAGTCGTCCGTGGCAATAGCCGTAGTCGGATCTGGAACAACCGTTAATCTAGACGATCTTGGAATTTTATTTAATTCAACATTGGTCGTAATAGGTTCTCCATATTTATTCAATGGCAGATTTGGTCGAAAATCGATGACAACTTCTTTGATGTATCCCTGTTCTTGAATTGGAGAATAAAAATTAACAATAACACTATATGACAATTTCCATTCTATATGTCTTTTTTTCTCCCAATTATCTTCCCAATCATCAGAATAACTCACCGAATCTAGAACAAAATGTAAATCATCTCGCAATTCTAATTCTTCGAGTGGTTTATATTGGACCGATAGTCCTGGGGTAAAAAATGGCAAAATTTGTTCAACGATTTGCTGTGCTTCGTGGGTGTATTTTGTTATGATATATAGATCGAAATTAAGTTTATATGGATTTGGTGTATAGACTTTTCGAACCCCTTCTGGCGTATGATGAATTATTTCTTGTACGCAGGATAGTTTATGTTGTTCAGAATATACTATGTCCGTCAAAATAAATGCCATCATTGGAAAACTGGCATCCATTATCAAAGCTGTATCTAAATTCTCCTGATTTATCTTATAGTACCATTTTTCCTTTGGTCCATATTTAATCGGACATTTGAATCTCTCGATTTCCGCACCATTAGAGTCTAATCTTTTGACCGTGATATTATTAAAAATAGTGCCAAATACTGTTACTACTCTTCTCAATGTTTCGTGGTAGAACCATGTGGAATTAAACATATCATTGGTCCTTTAAAAATCCAAAAATATCCGATTCACTAAAATCTAAATATGATGTTGCTTCTGTTTCAATAGATGAATTATCAGAAATATCATTCACTCTATTGTCTTGGATTTGATCTGGGTTTCCTAATAATGTACGAGAAGCTAATGAAGTATTTCCTATAATTGGTCCGTTTATTATGTCGAATTCCCCAAATATATTAATAACCTGTAGTTGATTATTGACAGAATCCCAACATTTAATTTCAGCCTTTGCTATTGCGTTAGATAAAGAAGTTCCTTGATAAATCCATTCACCATCTACAAAATTTCCAACACCTGGTTGTAGGTCCATTGTAATTGCTATACTATATATGGTTTCGTTCTCATCTATTTCTCGTAGACCAGTCCTAATGCTCTCCTGAGAATAAACATATCGTGCTAAACTAACTTCGTATAGTGGTATATCTCCAAATTGAGGTAGAATTGAGTTATCTTCTACGAATTTAATTTCCCATAGACTTGTAGTATATGGATCGTAGAAAAGATCTCCCTCTAATGGCTGTGCAATTTCACTTCTCGTAACTTCATCGAATCTAGATCTACTTATTTGAATTTTCAATTCATGTTCGGCCATTAGACCAAACTTACTCATCACCTCCTGGTTTCCTTCGTAATTATTCGACGCAATATATATCTCTATATCATGATAATCATTCCAGAAACTCAATATGTCTTCGCCGTAAATCGGATCTAATCGCTTATACTGTCTAGGTAGATATATCCAGTCAACACCAGCTATTTGAATAGCTTCGGTGAATAAACTATCAAATAATTCTTGTTCTGATCCAACTATAAATTGACTAAAGTATCTATTCGTACCCATTTTAACCCATCAATATAAATCCACAGGGATCTCGAAATTCTAATTTGAGTCTAACTTCTAGCTTCTCCATTTCTGTAATAGCTTCGTCGTATATTTGTTGACCATTCAATACTTTTCCACCAGGAAGTATAACATCTCCATATTTCTTAAGATTATTGCCCCACTGAAGTTTAAATAGAACATATGTATATTGTAATAGGAACCAACTACCATAAATCTTCGGAAGAGATGAATAGTCTAAGATTTTCCTAACCTTGAACACCAACGTATCATCCACAATGATATCCGATCCCCATTGGGCATCAATATAAAGTTTTTCCGAAATACCATTAAATCTAAATTGGGGTGATGTACGTAATTCAAAATCGAGTAGATCTAAATGTCGTTTAAAAAGATCGTAACTAACTATATCTGTTGATATTAAACTAGGTAGTTCATTCATTATAAACTGATTTTTGAATCCAAACATGCTAGAGCTGCTGTTGCTATTTCCGGTCGAGATGATCTTAATCACCGACATTATAGAGTCGTCTAACTGTATGTATTTTTTATCGATATCCCCAAGGGTAAAAAAATTCGTGTTGGTTAAGATTGTGGTATTGAGCGACACGGAACCTGTGATGGTCTCACCAGCAACAAATTGAATATCTGACAGTCCTTGAGTTCTTATAGTAGTTGTAGAATGGTCTATTGCCCTAGTGGTAGCCCCCGATATCGAACCTGTTAAAATTTCTCCAGGAGTAAAATAATCGACTGGTAGTAGTAATGCGGATTCTAATAATGATGCGGTAACTATGTGTTTTAAATATAAATCTTCTGCACCATCTATATGATAAAGATTAAAGTAATTTAGGGCTTCACATAGACGATCTTCGCATTGGTCTGGTGATATCTCGATTCTGATAACACCCCCACCCAATCGCCTAAGAACCCAGTTTTTCAAATCTCTCTTGCTTTGTGGTAACATATATAGTATTATAGTATTATTTAGTTATATTTATAGCACAAAGGAGATATCATGAAAAATTACCTAAAACGTTTTTTCCAAGCACTGTTTCAATTATTTAAAGGAAACCAAGTAGTTGAATTAACTAATAATACTAATACCTCGGAATTTGTTGAAACTCCTGTTGCCCACCATGATGTATCGACATCTGATGATACCGAAACAATATAATCATTTTGTTTTTTCTATCAAACGCCTTAAATCTTCATTGTCTACCTTAAGTTCTTGTATTGCTTTGATCAATACTGGTACAAGTTTTGTATAATCAATACAAAGACTTAAGTCTTCTTTACTACCAGATACTGCCTCTGGAATAATATCCATTATCTCTTGTGCGCTACACCCTAGACATACTTGTGCATCATGGGCACATTCCTCGTCTTCATTATCAAAATCCTCTACTTCAACATCATCTTCGATTTTAGTATGGAATTTCTTATACTTGTATTTGATAGGAGTGATTGCCATTATAGCATCCAATCCATAAGGGAGATTTTCGATTTCCCTTTTTCTTTGGATGTCGGATGGACCAAAATAGTTTACGGCAAAAATTGAACCTACGGCATTTGAACCACCAATACCTATATTATATCCCTGATTAAGTATTGGTACCAAATGGCCACCAGAAGTAAATGCCCACCTAATACTAGAACTTCCACCGGAATAAAAATAAACTTCGCTCTTTCCTTCTATGCCTAAATTCTGTCCACTATCACTTATGACATTTCTGGTATAAACAACTCTACATGCATTTGTACCACTACCAATATCATATGTAACATTAGAATATGGTATTAAATGACCAGAAGAATCCAGTACCCATCTGTTAGCAGAATTTGTAAAAAATACAACTCCACTAGTTGATGAACAAATCAAAGAACCACTATATCCGGTTACAAATCCTCCATTATCACAACCAATCGATGCCTGTGTCGTTCCGCTAGATTTTAGTGTAAGTGTAGCTCTATTTCCAGAACCTACGCCATTGATCGTTATTCCTTGATCTGGAGAATTATTTTGGATATTCAATATATCAGAATTGTTCGTGGTATTAATGCTCACGGTGCCATTACTGTTGGCCGTAAGTGTATTCCCACCATTGGTATTTAATACGATACCAGAACCAATTTTTCCAACTATACTACATGCGCCTGTCGATGCCGTCATATCTATGTACGGCCCTAGTGTATTATCTGGTAAAGATGCAGATGCTATTTGTATTCTACCCGTATCGTCAGATGCCCCAACAATTCTACCTACAGAATTTGATGCTGACCACTGAATTGCCGATATTCCGGATTGTGGATTTGTGAGTGTTCCTGTATTAGAAACTCTCCATCTAGTAGTTCCACCAGTTTGTAATGATAAATCTTGTGATGTATCAGATGATATGTTTCTGGCAAATATTGAAGCGTATGCTAGTGATGTCGAACCAATATTAGATGTATTGTTTACGGTAGGTTGTATTCCTACACTGGTTAAAACTCCTGTTAGTGTTTTAGCTCCAGCAATAGTTTGTGGGCCTGTGGTAATTAATCCTCTATTTGATACTGATGCATCTGGGATATTGAATGTATGGGTAGAACCCGAACTGGAAATACCAAAATCCGTGCCAGCAGATCCTGTAGCAAATGTTTGAGAATCTACCGATAGTGAGTTTAAAGTTGCAATTCCTAGACCAACCCCAAATCGAGTAAATGATAAAGACGTAGTTCCTAGTACAATAGTACCTGAAGTAATTAATACCCATTGGGTTTGGCCATTGGTCGTACCGGATGTAACAAAGCAAAACATACCATATGTTACTTCCGAGTTGGGTGTATTATCCGCATCTGTCGCCCTTGTCCAAGAACCTGATGCAACTACATATATACCATTTTGACTAGCAGTTGTTTGATCTTTTACTAAAACTCGATCGCCAATAGATAGGGCAACCCCATCAATAGTTTGTGTTCCAGATAGAGTAATGTTTGTTGTTGTTGCTACAAGAACTGGATCTTTAATATCAAAACCTGCAGCGGCTTCTTGGCAATCCAGTAAACGAGCTGCATCTGTAGTGCTTGTAGGAGCACCTAAATTAGTTATCCTAAATCCACCAGCATCTGAATTGGCCCCTAGAGACAATCCACTACTAAATGTCTTTAATCCAGAAAATGATTGCGATCCTATCGTGACCAGACCTCTGTTTGATCCTGATGCATCTGGGATATTGAAAGTGTGTGTGTTTCCTGTAGAACCTATATTAAAATCAGAACCTGTTGTACCAGTAACAAGTGATTGTGATGACCCTGTTTGCGAATTGATTGAAGTGATGCCTGTAGCTGCTGTAGCATTGATCGTAACATCACCAGTACCAGCGTCAACACCAGTCGATGAAATACTAACATTAGTACCGGCTATTATCTTTCTGACAACCGCCTGTCCTGTAGTTGTTATATTTAAATCATCTCTCTTGACTTCGGCATCTTTAATCTGTGATGATTTGATTTCTGTCTTTGGCATACAAACTCTTTATTTTCTTATATTCTCGATAATCTTCTTCAATTCTTCAATTTCAAAAAAAGCTACTTGGAGTGCTTTTGTTAGATGGGGAATAATATGATCTGATGATAATGCCCATGTTGATTCTACTAGATCTTCCGAGTCTCCGACCATAACGGCTTCTGGAATAACATCACATACTTCTTGCGCTATGAATCCTATATCTTCATATCCACTAGATTTCCATTCAAAGCGAACTGGATTTAATTGGAGGATAATGTTTTTTGAATCGTCCAATGTACTTATATTTTTCTTAAGTCGTCTATCCGAGGCGTGTACGAATCCTGGAGCAGTTGCATTGGCCCCACCAGAACCAGCATTTGCTACAAATCTAAATGCATCCACTTCTCCTGCCTGGCTAACATTACCCTCAGATGTTATCGAATATACTGAAGTGCCATTGTTAAAAATTTGCAAAGATAAAGATGCTGCAGGACCAAGATTATTATTTCTATCCCTAATTTCTAACGCTGATGTTGCACCGGATCCTTCTGCTCTGGTAAAAACACCACAGGTACCATTAGATGGTTCTTCTACTGATAAAGAATTGTCACAAAACAATGGTAATAGAGATCTATTACTAGCACCACTAATACCAAATCTAAATAATTCTGTATTTAAACCACCAAAACTATTTACGATTCTAACTTCACCAGTAGCGGAAGTACTACCTATATACAATAATGATGCGGTAGTGCCAAGGCTACCACCGGTAGAAATTAAATTACCCGCATTGGTAAATGTCCAAGATGGTCCACTTCCTGGAAAAATTTGTATCTCTTTTCCAACAGCACTTTGAATTTCTAGATCATCGGAATATAAAGACGATGATATAACTCTTGTGGATACTGTGGATGATATGTTGGCTAAGGAAGCCATAACACTTCCACCATTGGTATCTAGTGTCCTTGGGACTCCTATGGCTGATAATGTACCTGATGATATTTGCCATGCACCTTGTAGAGTTAGTGTACCACTAGTCGATAAAACACTAGGTGTCGTAACACCACCACTTGCCTCTACACCAGATGCAAATAAAGAGCCTCCTGTCAAATAGACTGAATTTGGATTCTGTGCGATCAGATCCCCATTAGTATCTATTTGCCATTGAAGAATTGAATTAGTTCGAAGAAATAAAGAATTCGATCCATTGGTACCAATCGTCATGTTTGCTGTATCTGAGGAAATATCCTCACAGCGTGTGATGTTGGCTGAACTTAATTCAAATAATCTATTGGCATTCCCAATCCTATAGTTAGAAGCTATTGCCGGTTCTATGTTACCTGCTGATGATACTGTCCATCTAAGATTTCCACTAGTATGTATTCCAAGTGTCGTATTGGTTTTAATATCCAATGATCCTGTTGGTGCTTCTATGGTCCTAGAACCTGTAGCTTCTATATTCCCAGACGTATTAATCGTCCAAAACAGTGAAGAA